AGACACAGTGTTTGATTTGCTTTGGGCAAACTCTAGTAATGCCACAACGGCGCAGAGCAACAGCATTACAACTTCTTGGCAAAGATTTACCTACACTGTTACGCTGCCTAATCCATCTGGCAGTTATAACGCAACATATGACCACCTTTACTGTAAGTTTAGTTTACCAATCTCAGACACATATGAGTTCTACATCACTGGCGTCCAGCTTGAAATCGGCGAGACAGCCACGCCGTTTGAACACCGCAGCATTGGCGATGAGTTGGCTAGGTGTCAGCGGTATTATCAAAAACTATGGTTCCGTTCTAATAATATTTTTACTGACTTCACTGGAACTCAATACGCTACACAGAGTTTAGTTAATCCAGTTAGAACAAATGGGACTGTAACAAATAGTGTTTCAACAGGTGCAAACATTACAGTAAATTCAATGACTATAATAAATGAAAATACCTTGCAAATTGTATGTTCTTCAGCCGGTACTCATAACAATTGGGTAACAGGAGATATTTTTGTTGATGCGGAGTTATAATAATGGAAATCACACAAGCAAAATATATAACAGACCCAGAGTTTCCTGATGAGGTTTCATGTATAAAAGCCACCATTGACGGCGTTGAAACTTTCGTACCCATAAATCCGGCCAACCGCCACTACGCCGAAATCATGCGTCAGGTAGACGCTGGCGAACTAACAATAGAGGAGGCAGACTAATGCCTTATGTCGGCAAAGCTCCAATCTCAGGTGGCTTCCACAAGCTAGATGCACTGACTGCCTCTGCCACGGCAACCTACGCTTTGACGCTAGGTGGCGCAGCATACTACCCAGAGACAGCTAATCAGCTTCTGGTTTCTTTAAATGGAATTATTCAGGCTTGCCAAGATAGCTTCACAGTATCAGGCAGCAACCTCATCTTTGACAGCGCACTAACAAGCAGCGACAGCATAGACTTTGTTGTGGCCTTGGGTGATGTGTTGAGTGTGGGCAGCGTTACTGATGGCTCAGTTACTACAGCTAAGATTGGTAACAATGCTGTTACTATGGATAAGCTGGCTACGTCAGGTACTCTACCAGCTTTGGATGGGTCTGCGCTGACTGGTTTGAGTGGTAGTAATATCAAAGAACAGCTTGTTATGCTTTGTGATGGTCAAGATTACACAGTAGGAAGCGGCACATACACAGCAGCAAACGTAACAGCAGCACAAAATCTTACTACAAGCTATGATGATGTGACTGGCTCTAGTATTTCGTACACACCGCCAACAGGCACAACAATGGTAAGTTACAAATACGTGTTTGCTTTCGTTTTCGGCGACAGTTATGGGATAGGTCATTTTAAATTCTTTGTAGATTCTGATGAAGTTACAAAAGCGAGAACAAGTCTTAGCTCAAACACAAACGCACAGTGGTTACAAACTTTGGAATATGTTTTGCCGATTGGCGGTTCCGCTGATACCACAACAGGGCGACAGGCTACTTGGACATCAGCTAAAACATTAAAAATACAAGCCCGTGAACCCAGCTCTTCCTATGAAGCAATTTTAAACTCAACTTATCATTGGGACGGCATTAACCCTAACGCACAGTTTCATATGCCAAAATTAATTATTACAGCGTTAGGATAGGAGACAGATATGGCACTTATAAGATTAAACAATCAGTCTCTTAGCGCAGTCTCTGCGTTGCCGGCGGGTGTTGGTGGCAAAGTGTTGCAGGTTAAACAAGCCCTGTCTAATACAAGGGCTGTTAAATCTAGTGTTACTTTTGTAGATACTGAGTTATTTGCTGGGATTACTTTTGATAACAATTTACAAGCTAACTCAAAAGTTTTCGCAACAATTGAGGCAACAATAGGTGAGCAAAATTCTGGTTCTTGGGCAAAGCCTTGCGAATTAACTTTGTATGAAGGCGCAACTAATATTGGCAATGACAGTCACAGTGGAGTTGTTGGAAGTCTTGCTATCGTAAATGGAAATAGTGGCAATGATACTTATGGAATGGAGCGTGTTTATGGAAGTATTCTTTACACACCTTCTTCTACAAATCCATCATATAAACTTTATTTAAAAACCGTTGGTACAGTTGCTTTTAATAGAACAGTAGGTGCATCTTATAATACTGGAACCACGGATTACACAGTTGGCGGCACACGAATTACTCTTATGGAAATCGCTGGCTGATGAGCAACAACCTACACACAGATATGGCTATTGCCACTGGAGCTATTACTAGCCCTGTTTGGCTTGCCCCACTAAATGAGTGGATGGCGCTGACCTTTACTGTGTTAGGTATTAGTCTTGCGGTCATTCGCATATACCAAAGCCTAAAGAAGAAAGACGATGTTTAAGGCTATTGTTCTGGCCTGCGCGATAGCGACCCCTACCGATTGCGTCGAGTTTCATGACACTCGTGGCCCATATGATACCCGCGCAGCTTGTGAACGGCGGGCTATGGAAATGGGTCGTGACGTTGGCGAAATGACACACGGCCTGATGCCTAAAAAATGGCGGTGCCAACCTTTGAAAAAAGGAATGCTGTCCTAATGGAACCGATAAGCACGGCGCTGATGGCGGTATCTGCTGCGTCAAATGCGATAGCATTTATCAAGGCACGAGTGGGTGATGTTCAATCAGTAGCTGATTTGTCGGAGCAAATCGGCACGTTGTTTTCAGCACAGAAAAAACTAAACGAGGAACGCAACAAGCAGGCCGGGGTTAGTGATGTTAGTTTTAAAGGCTCAATTGACGCTGTATTAGAGGCGAAGCGTTTGAACGAGGAAATGCAGACCGTGGCTACAATGATTAATATGCGCTGGCCTAAACCAGCCGACCAGCCATCAACGTGGCAGGAAATCATCAACCATCATAACAAGGCGTTGCGCGAACAGCGCGAGGCTAGACTAGCTGCTGCCAAGCGGGCAGCTATAGCGCATAATGAGATGGTCGAAAACATGAAAATAGGTTTGGCTGTTTTCGCGCTAGTGGTTGTTGTGGTAGGCTTGTTCATAGCAGTTATGGTATCAACAGCCGGGGCTATTGGGTTTGCATGAGTACCACGATTGGACTATCCGGTGAGCATTTTGCTGCCGGGGTAATATTAGGCATGACTGGATGGGCATATGCACAAGCAGCACAGGATAAAATAGATGGCGTGGCTATTTCAAAGACTGATAACACAGTTCTTAGGATACAAGTTAAGACTAGCTCGCTTATACTTGCTAAAGGCAAGCGAACTCCGGCTTATCATTTTCAGCTTGGGTCTGGCTGTTCGCAGAAACATTTACCGCGTAACACAAAGGAGTGGGCAGATTATGACATACTGGTGCTGTGTGGCAAGGAACATAGAAGCTGCTTATTCTTCCACGTCAGTCAGATACAGCAGTACAGTAAGCGGTTGCAGGGCGGTGCGTTTACTCGCGATGCTGAAGAAGAAAGCTGGCTCAAAGCTGTCGCGCTGGCTAAAGAAATGAGGCTGTAATGGATATCGAAAAGCTACGCGAAGAGTTAATTGCTGATGAGGGCATGAGGCTAGACGTGTACCGCTGCACAGAAAACCATCTCACTGTAGGCGTGGGTCATAAGATTGTGGCTGGTGATGCAGAACACGGCAAGCCAGAGGGCTTTACAATTACTGAGCGCCGCATGAAGCAGCTATTTGATCTGGACATTGCTATAGTGCGCGAGGATTGTCACCGGCTTTATGAAGATTTTGCTGACCTGCCCGAAGAGGCTCAGAGGATTATTGCTAACCAAATGTTTAATATGGGGTTGCCCACAATGAAGCGCTTTCGAGGGATGAAGCGTTGCGTTGATGAACGCAACTGGGCAGGTGCGGCAGATGAGATGGTTGACAGCCGCTGGTATGAGCAGGTAACCAACCGGGCGAACCGGCTGGTCAAACGTATGCGGGCGCTGGCTGATGACTAAAAGCACAGCCACGAGATTAAATGAGGCCAGCGAGGTTACTATCCCGCTGAGAAACCTAATCAGCATGATTGCGTTTACCGCTGTCAGCGTCTGGGTTTATTTTGG